GGGATATGCTTTGATCTTTTTTTCTAATTTTGTAGTGTCTCATATATCAACTATTTCAGTAATGAATTCCAAATTTATATTTTGCATCCCTATCTAGTTTATCATGCCTGTGTAGGGGCTTAGTATCTACAATATCATACGGAGCATTGATGAACCCAAAATCCGTCAACCCAGGAAACCACCCGATTAAGGGTCTTAATGAATGTGAGGAAACTAGTCCTCTTCAAACAGACCTTAACAATGATGATCTTTTGGGACAGTGTCCAAATGGATCGGAAGATTCATCTCTTAAAGATTTGCCGAGAGACTTGGGATGGCTAGAAGATGCCGCTTCTAAAAAGGTCGGCATTGGTTGGAGCGGCAATTGTGATCCAATGCAAACCGGGCAAATAGTAGAAGATCTCCAGAAACCCAACCGAGAAGTTATCTATCGTCATTCAAAAGGAATTCGTGGATCAAATGAAGGGATGCTAAAACTCTTCAATGATATAGTAGTAATTGACGAGAACGGCAAGGCATGGCCTGTGCCAATAATCTGGGGAACGCAGGAAAAAGCAGTCCAATTTATTTTGGCCGACAATGTTCGCAAAGATGACAGTTTAGTAGTTGATCGTATTCGATTGCCTATGCTTGCGATTCACAATACTGACATTCAGTTTGACCAGACTCGCTACATTTATCATAAAGCATTAGATTACATGAATAGGTATCGCCCAGACCGAAAGCCAGGCTTCACTGTCAATGAGAAGTTCGAAAGGGACACTGTTTTCGGTGTAGCAAGAGGCATTCCAGTTAATATCACCTACAACGTCTTGGCATGGACTTTATATCTAGAAGACATGGACCAGATCGTAGAACAAGTGATGCTAAAATTCAGCCCAGTTGCGTACATAAGGGTTAGAGGTGTCCATTGGGAAACGATGGTCACCTTGGATAGTGTAGCTAATAATATAGAATTTGAACCTGGGGATAAACAGCAAAGAGTTATCAAGTTTCAGTTTAACATGACAACTCAAACGTATATACCTCAACCGATAGTACGAAAGAAAGCGGTATTGAAGATGCGAACAAGCATATATAACGAAGTAGATGAAGAAAACATTACTGAGGTTTTGGGGAAACTGGAACACGCAATAGAGGAATTTGAATCATGATCGAAATAAAAAACAAAGAACGTGGTCCGATTCAACTTGTTGTTCGTTCACGACTGGCACCTAGATCCTTTACGACCCTAATTGTCCCCGGTATCGGTGCGGGCAAAAACGTCGTTCACATTGCGGACGAAAAAATGACCGAATACGTCGAACGGGCAGAAAAAATGGGTCACATTACCACAAGGTATATACCTAACAATAAGTTGAACAAGGGAGATTAGGATTATGGCAATCTTACGGGGATTTCCACCTTCGAACACAATATCACCGTCTGTTCGGATCGCGGAGAAGGATCTGTCATTCGTTCCTCCCGAACAATCGTTCCATCGTGCTGGAATTGTGGGCTTTTGCAGCAAAGGGCCAATCAATATCCCCACGGTGATAAGAACTAGACGACAGTTAAATACGGTATTTGGCTTTCCGCATCCTGAGACTTCTGACCCTTATCTCATCTACGCTGCGGAACAATACTTGCTAATTGCTAACGAACTGTACGTAGTTCGGGTGGGTGACGAGGACGCGGTAAGTCACGAACGTGCTCAGACGGCAGAAGTTAATGTGGCAAGTGCTGGCGGACGCATTGAAATTGTTTCCGATACAGCAGGGCCTTACAGCTTTAGCAAGATCATGTATATGCGTTGGAGATTAAATGGCATTTTGGCTTCCAAAACGTTATTCGTTTTATCCGACGCTGACCATGATGAAGCAGCCGTTGTGGCTGGCGGTTATTCGGCCACCCAATTGGCTGAAGATCTCAATCTTCAGTTAGAAACAACGGATGGAGTAGATACCGCTACTGTTTTGAATGTGGATGGTATTGAATTTTACGCCGCAACCGGTGGCTTCATTGGTGTGCGGACCACTTTTTCTTACGGTCCAAACGCAACACTAGAGTTGGTTTCTGTCCAGGACGCCTTTTATGGTGGCGATTTAACTGCTCCTATTGGCAGCAACATTAACGATAACATCACTGGCTTGGCTCAGGGGTCAACTGTTGCTCAAAAAACCGGTGGAGAAGATCGTTTTCCAAGTGATGGTTATCAAATCGCTGGTACTTATGACTTGAGCGGAGTAACAGATCTGACATTAAATGTGGTCATTGATGGAACGGACAACGTAACAATCGACAATGTAGTTCAAGAAATAGACTTGACTGCTGTGGCAAGTGCTACCACCACGATAGCTGAAGTCGTAGGTGAAATAAATGACCAAATAGATGATGGAACGCTTCCAGGAGGCTTTGAAGCATTGGCAGTAGGTACTAATAACTTGTCGTTTCGAACACTTCATCACGGTCGAGACGCACGTCTATTGGTTAAAGCAGATACTACTTTATATACTGTCTTTGGATTTGACACTCCAACAAGTGACCCAACTGATGCAACCTCTGCTGTCACCACACATGCGACTGCTGAAGGTACAACTGAATCTGGCACCTCTGGTGCCGCTAACATCCATGAATTGGGACTGGTGGCTGGTGCCGCAGATCTAGTAACATTGTATAGTTTCACGGCAATGGCTGATTCGGCAGGCATCGAAGGCAATTCGACACAAATTAAAATTACCAACGATATTAGAGAAGGCTCTTTTGTTCTTGAAGTTTACAACAATAGTGTGCAAATGGAATCCTGGGGCTCATTGACAAAAGATGACACCAGTCGGTTCTATGTGGAGACCTTCCTTTCGCTTGTATCTGATTTCATCAGAGTAACAGATAACACAGCCGTAGCTTCTCCTCCAGCAGATGGCACTTACGATCTAGCAGGAGGAACGGATGGAATCCCGGCAGATCCAGACGACCAAGACACTTTGGTCATTGGAAATGCTCTTGGATTTACGGGGTTGTACGCATTCTCCGAACCAGAGCAGATCGACATCGACTTGATTGCGGCTCCTGGACACAACTCTACTGATGTTGTGATGGGAATGATTGATCTTTGTCAGAACTTCAGAATGGACTGCATGGCTATTATTGATCCGCCATTCGGCTTAACGGTCAAAGAAATCGTTCATTGGCAGAATGGACAACATCCACTCAACACAACCAGATTTGACTCTGATTTTGCGGCACTATATTGGCCGTGGTTGAAGTTGAGGGACACATACAATCAGGTAGATGTTTGGGTTCCGCCTTCGGGCTCAATTCTAGCTGTTTATGCTAGAAGTGACCAATTATCCAATCCGTGGTTTGCTCCTGCTGGTGTGAATCGTGGTGTGGTGCCAAGCATCACTGATGTGTACAGTCGTCCGACACTTGAGGAACGTGACACAATGTATGGAAATAGAAATGCGGTCAATCCGATTGTCCAATTCTCTGATTTCCAAGATTTCGTTGTATGGGGCCAGAAAACACTGCAAAGACGGCCCACGGCACTCGATAGAGTTAATGTTCGTCGTTTGCTCTTCCTTCTTGAAAAAAGAATTAGGGCTGCTTCGAGACGACTGCTATTCGATCCACATGATGAAATTTTCCGTCGCAAGTTCATAGATATTGCAACAGGTATTCTAAGAGAGGTCCAAGTTGGCCGAGGTCTCACCGACTTCATCATTCAAGCCGACGAGGAACTTAACACTTCTGATGTAATCGATAGAAATGAATTCCGAGCAAGAATTGGAATTCAACCGACAAGAGCGGTGGAATTCATCTTCATCGAGTTCAGCGTTCACAGGACAGGTAGTTTTACTGAAAACGCTGATACCGTACCTACTGGATAAGAAAAATTCTCTCCGGAGGGGCTAACGGAAGTTGGCCCCTCAGAGAATTAAAGGAGAACGATAATGATTGATATGGGTTTAGGTGAATTAGGTGGTCCTAGCATTATTCATAAGAGAAAGTTTAGATGGACCTTTGAAGTCACCAAAGGACCATGTGGGCTCACGGTGCCAAGGAACTTTGTAAAACTAGCTGCTCGTCCTAACTTATCCGTTGAAGAAACAGAAATCAATTTTCTAAATGGAAAAACCTGGATTCCTGGTAAAGCTTCGTGGGAAACTATTACGGTTACCTACTACGACGTAGCTGGGGATGCTAATATTGGTCTCTGGAACTGGATTGCTGCTGTTTACAACTATACCGATCCGGTGAGACTGCAACAAGGATCTGCACGGAGCGACTATGCCGCAACAACTGAATTAGTTCTCTATGACGGTTGTGGCGAAGAGTTAGAAATTTGGACTATGGACGATACGTGGCCACAGGCTATCCAATTTGGCGAACTTGATTACTCCAACAGTGAAGAGGTCACTGTTGAACTAACTCTGAGATATGCTCAAGTCAAGTACGAGAATAGGTGCGGTATAAATCCAAGTCCGTGTTGCGAAACTACTTGTGCCTCGGCATGAAACCATTATACCGTAGGGTTGGTTTCAACAATCTTGTTTTCAAACGGAAATTTCGTTGAACACTTCGAAGTTCAACATTTGTTCCGAAATATTTTCTCAAATTGAAGAAACGGAAGTTAATTTCCGCTAATTATCAATGGCAGACATGGGTCTCGGAAAATTAGGTGGCAATTTGCTTTGCCTTAAACGCAAATTCCGCTGGCTTTTAAGAATACCTGATATCTCGGGAGATAGTTATAATGTTCTCCCGCCAGAAAAATCCGCTCGCCCGAGCCTAAGTTTTAAGGAAATAGAAGCACAACATTTAAACGAGACCATTTACTTTGCTGGAAAACCTGAGTGGAAACCAATTAACCTAGTCCTTTACGACTTCAAAATAAACAATTCTAATCCAATCTTCAGATGGCTAAAAGAAAAATATGACCCGTGCGAGGGGACGTGGAAAATTCAAGAGATGTTTCAATGGAAAAAAACTGTGGCATCCTTGGAGATGTACGATGGTTGTGGCAGGATTATAGAAAAATGGATTTACGAAAATGTGTGGCCAAACGCCATAGAATGGGGTGAACTTGACATGTCTAATAGTGAATATGTCACTGTTGACCTAACTCTCAGGTACGACAGAGCTTATATTGAAGAAGAATGTTAATCTTCTATATCAGTCTTCAGTATATCTCGACATTCTTCAAGAGCATCTTCTAGTTGTTTGGTTTTCCATCCCAAGACTCTGCACGCCCCGCTTTTATTTAGGCGACCTTTCTTGGTATAAACTCGATTTTCGTTATCTAATAGAGCTTCTACAAGTTCTCCGTATCCTCGTTCAACCAATTTTTGGATTAACTCGTTTCTCTCTAAGACCTCAGTTTCATTGTAGTCAGACATATTACCCCTAGTATAGTCTAAAACTAATGGTTAGTTCAAGCACTAGATTGCTTCCAATACGCGATTTCTTTGCCATTTCTTATGAGAATCTGACTCTCAACGGCCTGAAGGTAGCGTAGATACTTTTTCTTCAATTCGTTATAGTTACGGGCCGTCCGGTAAAGTTGGCGAAAATGATTGAGAATACAGGTGGTCATATAATTAAACGCTTTGCCCTTCCGGTCGTCAAAACGGTCAATTTTTTCAAAACAAATCATGACCCCCTCTTGAACAGCATCATCTGGATCTATGAGATTGAATCGTGCATAGTTCACGATATTTTCAGAAAGAGTATAGAAGGCGAGAGCTAAATCTTGCTTTGAATCAAAGTGCTCGTCGGAAATATGTCTATATGCGTTTCGATCTTTTTCAAGACGAACTCGATCCGCACTATAGTTGACCTTCCTGGCCTTTTTCCTCATGGTAGTGTCAAGTAAGTCCTCGATAATTAGCTCATATCTTGCCTTTTGCTTTTTAGTTATCTGAAATTTAGATATTATACCCTCAAATGTTTTGTTGTTGAGATACTCAGTTGCCATGACCACCGCCAGAAAGAGATAAAGATATATAGTTATATCCGCAGGAAGAAACAATTTTCCCACTGATTTCCGACCAATCTCCATTCTTTCTTTCTCTTCAATAACGTTGGCACTGTCGATACCGCTCTTCCTTGATGGAACAATAAAAGTATCCAGAATCCATATAGCGACCACTCTTCTAGTCCATGACAGACCAATCTATAGGCATACGTGCTTTAGCCATCATATTAGAGAACCCTTTTGCCGAAAAGGGATATAGGGAATTACATAAATATTATCAAGATGCCAATATGGTTCATGAAACTAGCTGTATAGACGAACTAATCAAGGAAAAGTTCCATGCGGGTTCACCTACTAATAACAAACAATGAATCCACGATCAAAAGGACACTTGAGTCTCTGCTGTCCTTGAAATGCGAGATCGTTATCGGCAACATTGGAAGTATAGACAAAACAACAAGTATTTGCATGGAATATGGTGCCAAAGTTGTTAAAATTCCCTTGCCAAATACTTTCCGAACAGCAGGTTTGTCAAAAATACGAAACTCTTTATTAGGAGAAGATTGGAACTTCTATTTGCATCCCTGGGAAATATTGGCAGGGGGGCATGAATCCATAAGGTCTATTGAGAAAGGGGACGCATATCACATTCCTGTCTATAGAAATAACATTGTCACCTACGAAATTCGATTGTTCCGTGGTTGTCGGTTCAAAAATCCAATTTATGAAATGGTCGATAGTCAAAGTGAAAAAGTATTGGTGGAGAGTGCGATCTATGCCAAATCAGTTCCCTATTATTTCGATGACATTCTTGCAAAAGCCAAGGAGTGGAGCGGGCAAAGCATTTCCCTAGAAGCATCCTATTATCAAGCTTTTGCATTGTTGGAAGAAAGAAACATCAAAGAATTCGCAACTCTGGCTGAGCACTACTTGAGTCTAGATGGCCGTTCAACCTCTGCAACAATGTTGCGATACTACTTATCCCAAGCACAACTTTATGCTCTAAGTGATATCTCAAAAGCAGTAAGAAGCATTCTAACCTGTATTATCATCAAACCACTTATGGCGGAATTCTGGTGCCTTCTAGGAGATATTTATTACAAACAAAAGAGGTACAAAAAATC